TGAATATTATCTTGACCGATGATGTTTAATTTATTTTGAATATCGTTATAATTTTGTTGAAGTTGGTTTAGTTCGGGTGCTACTTCATCAAGTTCAGTTTGAGATTTTAGGATAATGTGTTCCCATTCATTGTTAGATTTCGTGGGGATAGATTGAAGAGTCATATTTTCGACACGTAATTCAGTGCTACGAGAGATAAGGTCGGCATTAAGATGATTTAATTTGTTAAGAAGTTCGTGAAGGAAGGGTGATTTTTCTTCGAGATAGGTGCGAGCCTTACTAAATGCGATATGGTCGTTTTGGCATTCTTGAAGTTGGGTAGATAGGGAGTTAATTCTTTGAAGGCATTCGTTAAGATTGCCGGGTAGAATGGAAGGTGGGGAAGGTTTAGATATATTTTTTAGTTGGTTTAGACGGTTTAATTCTTGTTCGAGTTCGTTTAATTTGGATTGTATGTTGGGTAGATTTGAAGAAACAAACTGATAGACATTTTGAATACTTTGCCAGAGTAGAAGTGGGTTATAGTCTATTTGAGTGGGAATCGATTCGTGAATATGAATATTTTGAGCGGAAGTGATAGCATTTTTGATGAGAGTTTTATTAATTTTAAGTTCATTATTAAGTTCATTATGTTTGGAGCGTAGATATTCGTTAATTTTATCGACACATTCGAAGTTTAATTTTTTGAGAAGGAGATTTTTGCGTTCGCTGGGAGTAAGTTGAAAGAATTCGTCGGCTTGTCCTTGAAGAAAGATAGGACCATCTGTATAGATCTTCATAGGTCCAATCATATCTTCGATTGCTTTTTGTGTTTTTTGAATACCATCTTCATTGAGGTTATCCCAATTGAGAGCGTCTTGATTCCATTTTTCGAATAGGAGCAGGCTTTGTTCGACAGTTGAGCGAACTGCTTTAATATTTCTTTGGATACGATATTTATATTCGCCGTAGAGAAATTCGATAGAGCAAGAACCATTTTTGGATAGATGATTGAGAGTATTTTTGGCATTACCCCGAGATGTTTTTCCGTATAGACTGAATAGTATAATATCAATAATGGAAGATTTACCGGAGAAGTTTCTACCAGAGATATTAAATACTTTTTTGTCGTTAATCAGTTGAAAGTTAATTTGATTATTTTCGTCATAACAGAAGAGATTCGACCATTGTAGGTTGATAGGAGTTAAAGGCGTTCCACCATTTTGGTGAATATTTTGGTAGATATCATTTGAGTTTTTTTGAATCCATTTGATGGTGTCGAGATATTGTGTAATTACTTTTTGTTTAATTTCATTATTCCAGGTATCTCCACCGGGAAGTGAGAAGTTATTGGGATAAGATTTATGAAGGTATTCTGTGAAGACGTCAATATTTTCGATAGCATCTTTGATAGTCCATTGATGATTTTCGTAGGTATCATTTTCGGGAATATTATTTTGTTTATTTTGAGATAGTTCATCGTGAAAGTGTCTCATTACAAAGATATTTTCGGTAGGAATTTGGTATTTTTTATGGTAGAATCGTGCGAGAGATAGATGCCATTTGGGGACATCAATCGATTCGGGAGGGATATGAATATAGATGGATGTTTTATGTCTATGAGAGAGTCCTTTATCCCAGAGGAATTGAGCCCAAAAGGTGAGGTCATTTTCAGGGGGACATTGAAGAGGGAATATAATTTCGTGAGAATCTTCGTATAATGTGAATAGATTTGTATTACGAGGGTGAAAATAGATATAATTTTGGTGAATAAAAATGTTAAGAATTCCTCCATATTTATTAAGAACGTTTATCCATTTATGATTTTGTTGGTGAAGATCCCATAGTAGGAATCCGTGATCGCTAAATGTTTCCATGCGATTTTGTTGAATAAGACTTCCAGCGTAGGCGATTCTTTTTTGTGGTGTATCGAGAAATTGTCGAAGATGAATATCACCGAGTAGGACGTAGTCGTATCCGTCAAAGATGGATAATTTATTATGAGAGTTTTGAGTTGTTCCATTTTCGTTAGAGTAAGAGCCGACTCCACCGTGAAAAAGAGCAATTTTGAATGTATTTTGTTGATGAGAGATAATTTGTTGGGGAATGGGAAGTAGAGGGTTTTGAATGGAAGCGAGAGAAATAATAAGATTACCGCAATGATAGATACCAGATTTTTCGAGAAGAAAAGTTTGTTTGAAAGGTTTGGTAAATTTGTTTCCTTCTGTGAAGAGAGTGGTAAGAGCGTGAGGTCGAAGATGATTTTGAAGATTCAGGTCGTGATTACCGAGAATAAGGATACATGGTGCGATTTCATCAAGTTGAGTGAGAAATTCTCCGGTAAGTTGGAGAAGTTCAGTGGAGAGAAGTAATTTATTATGGAGGAGATCTCCGGTGATAGCAATAATAAATTTGTGATTAATTTTAAGTAATTCTTGATAGAGTTCTTGAAAAACGGATTGATATTCGTAGTGTCTATCGAGAGGGCGAATATGAATATCGCTAAGATGGGCGATATGGGTAAATTCTCCGTGAATAGGGAGAGTTATTTGTGAGAATTGTTGGGCGGGAGTGAGTTGAAGAGTCATTATTTTTTTGTTATGGTTATATTTACAAAAGGAGAAGATGAATCATTTTTTAATAGAACGAGAGTTTATTGTTAATTATTTTGATTCTACAAATGAGTATTTGTAGAAATCGTTAGAACATGGCGACACTTCCTTTGATGGAAGCCATCGATTGACGTCTGACGAGTTCAATCTGAGCCTCCGTGATGAGACTCTTAGAACGCATCTTTTGATTCCGTTCGTTGAAGGCGTTGATGAGAGAGTCGAGAGAGAGACCGTTTTGTTGGAACAGGTTCTCATCTGGATTCTTCATCAAAAGGTCTTCAAAACGTTCCAAAGTCTGTCGAATCTTGCGATTGAGTTTGACTTCAACATCCAGCGGAGTGCCTTTGGGGAGTTTCTCTTTCAAGTCCAGCAAACCTTTCAGTTTGCGGTCGAGATACAGAGCCTTCCGAAAGGCGCTTGCGCCCGTGATATTGAGAATCGCCATGTGAAACATCTTTTGTTTCTTTTTATTTTTAAGAATTAGAATAAATTGAACCATCATTTTTTTTTTTAAATTAATTTTTTTTTATACACCTTGATAAACACATACACACGTAAGACTCAGACATTCAATATCGCTCAGGGCAATATAGAAGTCTCTGCTTGATGAACTCTTCGAGTGTGGCGAGATGAATCCCGTCTTGCTGGAAGAGGTTCATGTGAGTCATTGCTTGAAGTTTGAGGAACTCGTCGTAGAGTTGAATCATCTTCATACCGATTTTGGTCTTGTCAGACCCAACTGCATTCATTTTCTCCTCGAGAACAATGAATTTCGTCTCCAAATCGCAAGCCTGCTCGAAGATGGTCTTCGAAGAAAGTCTGATCTTCATCAACTGTGAAAAGTTGATGGAATGTTCCACGTAGCGGTTTTTTTGATAGGTTGTTGCGCCTGTCAAATAGACCACTGCTTTGGTCTTCGTGTTAGAAACCTTCCGCTTCGTATTGGAGATCTGCCCCAGCAAATGCCACTTGATGTAATTGTAGTTCATCGGTATGGTGTATGATATTCAAAATATAATAATTTTGAACCATCATTTTTTTTTATATAAAATATGTGCCAGATTTATTAAAATAGGATACGTCGTCCCAGTTCATACCGGGAAGAGTATCTTGAAATCTTTCGATTTTCCTTTGTGGTTTGGGGACGATAATGGCTTTACCACCAGGTTTTGATGGAGGGAAGATAATCATATTTTTTGGGATAGGTTTTGGTTTTGGTGCAGGTTTTGGTGCAGGTTTTGGTGCAGGTTTCGGTGCGGGAGCGGGAGCGGGAGCGGGAGCGGGAGTGGGAGCGGGAGCGGGAGGTGGTATGGTAATAGGATTAACAATTGAAGTTGGAGCGGGAGTTGGCGTTGGTTCGGGAGTTGGGACGGGACTTGGCGTTAAAATTTTAGCGTTTTGAATAGATTGAAAGATAGCATCGTGAAGTAGTTTGCTGACAGTAAAGTTATTTTTATTCATGAAAGTTTCTTTGGAGGGATGTGAAATTTGGTTTTCCGCAATGAAAGTAAGTTCATATGGCACAGTTGTGTTATTTTTATTAAGTTTGACAAGAAATACGTCCATATCTTTGAGAGCGAGAACAAATTGCATAAGTTGCATTGTTCCCATACGTATCCATCCGTATAAGAAGTTCCAACCTTTATCTTCATATCGTGTAAGGTCAAATTTGGCGGTAAGAGTTTTATTGTTATCATTTTGAGTAAAAGAGTGAGATACAAGTCCTGGCAGGACGATAGAGGGAATTTGAATGATATTTAAATCGGGTGTTAAGTTTTCGGCAACATTTCCAGTTATTAAGCGAAGGTTTGTTCCATTTTCGTTGATATTAAGAAATTCGAATGTTGTTTCTTGTCCGTTGATACGCATATATTTGGCATTATTGAATGTGGTGATAGGTATGTTAAAAAACTCGATACTTTCCATTTGTCCGTATGGTTGTTGAAGATTATTGGGAGCGAGTGTCATTTTTTTGGCAAGAGTGATTTCACCTTTTAGGTTTTGTTTATCGGTAAAGGGGAAAATGGTATGATTAATGGGAATAAATTTACCGCCTGTATTTCGAAGCGGGATACCATTCACATTCCAAATTTTGACGACATTATCAAGTTGATTTAAGTCGGTAATTTGAACCGGATTTTTGGATAATTTAAAGCATATTTTTTTGCGAAGACAGATATCTTCGTTAGAGGTAAATTGTTCGAAATGTCGAATATAGTATTGGAATATGAAAATTGCGATAAGTGCGATAGCAATCCAGATAAATTGACGTTTTATATTCATTCTAATTTGATGAGATATAAAAGTTTAGAGAGGTTTGAAGAAGTTGATAGAATAGTGGAGAAAGGTCAATAGGTATAAAAGATTCAACAACGGGTGCTTTCACGAAGTCAATAGTAGGAAGGTTATCTGGTGGTGGTGGGACGAACAATGTATCCATTTTTTGAATGGGTGGGATGATATATTGTGAGGGTTGAAACGGAGCGCTATCATTGGGAATGGTATTATCGATAAAGTTAGGAAGTAATTGATATTGATTTTTTTGAGGGAAAGGGACAAGAGTATTTTCTTGATGATTTGGTATTTGAAGGATAAATTCGAGAATATTTTGATTACCGGTTTGAATTTTTACGGGAAGAGGAGTATTAAAGTAGAGGATAGAATCAGGGGTAATAATGCCGAATGGGTAATCAAATTTATTTTTGAGGAAGATAGTTTGGTTAGATTGAATGCCGATGGGTAGGTTGGAGGCATCGAGAAGAGAGTTCCAATCATTTGTTAGAATCGGTTTTGTTTGAGAAGGGGAAGAAATTGGGATGAGAGTGAAAGTATTATTTTTATTTTTGGAGAAGATATATTGTATTTTTCTTTCACCGATAGGGGGAAGTTGGAGAATCATTTGATTGTTTTGATTTTTTAGAAGTTCGATTTGAACCCGAGATAGAAGTTCGTGATTTGATTTAATTCGAATATAGTTTCCGTCATTGTCGCTTAATAGAAATGGTTTATCCTTTTGGATTGGATTCAATTTCGCATCGAGTCTTCCCTCGCCCAAAAAATATTCTTTTATATTTAGTTTTAGTTTAAAGAGAATGATAATAAGAATAATGGTTAAAATGACGTGTATCATAATAATACTAAGATATGCTTGGAAAAATATGTGAGAGTTATGTAGAGAAATGATGCGATATTTAGTATTATTATTATTAGCGAGTGTAATTTTATGTGAAGAGGAGGAGGAAGATTTTATGAGATTTTTGAGAGAGCGAGATTGCGATCGAATACGAGCTCCTTGTGAGAAGTTAGGTCCAGATGGTTATTTTAGATATTTTGGGACAGAGGATTGTAGGGAATGTTGGAGAGTTGGTTTAATGGATAGTGGATTTCGTCAAATTGAGGATACCAATATTGGAGAAGTCTTTTAAATTTGAGGACATCTGTAAAAATTCTTTTAATGGGGTCATTCGAGGTATGAAATCTTACGTGAAAGAATCCGTTAGTATCACTTAATTTAGTATAATCACAAAGAAATTCGACTTCGACAAGATGAATTGGGTTAGATGAGGAGAGAATGAGATGACCGATATAGAGGTCATCGTGTCGATAGTATTCATCAAACGTTTTAGAGAGAAGAAATTGAGCGATATCGGGAGTGATAAGAATGCCTGCGCCACTAATATATTTATATCCAGGGATATGTGTATTTAATTTCCCGCAATAAAGGTTATTGCGAGGGAGTCCTTTCATAAAAGGGAGTAGAATGTTCCAATTCCAGGCGGTGCATGCGTTTGAGCGTAGAATGAAGTCTGGTTGATAATCTTCGATAGCGTATTGAAATCCGGACCAAGTTTTATCGAGAATAGCGTTAAATTTATTTTCGTCTCGATGAATCATAAGGTGAAAAGGATAATCGGGAGATTGGTAGAGAGTGCGGTTATGTTGTTTCGTTTGAATTTTTTTGAGTTTTGAGATATCGGGATATTTTTCGGTGGTAGTAATGATATAGATACGAATATTCGGGTAAAATTGATGAGTAAATTGAGCGAATTGTATCCAATGAAGGAAGAAAGAGTGAAAGGGTGTTTCAAAATTGAGAAAAGCGACAACGGCGAGTTTAATATCGTGAGAGATGCGAGATAATATGGTGAGTCCGTGTTGGTTATCAAGTTTAAGGTGAATGCGCCATTGAGTATTATTTTCTTGAATAAATTGAGTGATAGCGGGCATAATTCCTTTTTTAATTTCATCGACGGGGATACCTGTTTCTTGTGATTGTTTTTCGCAATCCCAACCATTGCGGATACTTTCGCCAATTTCTGCGTCAATGGTTGTATCGTGAAGAATAATATATTTATTGGTAATTTTGCTAAATTTTTCGAGTTCTCTTTTTGTTTGACCGAATACGTGCCAAGAGTCGATAAATATCATATCATATTTTTGTCCGTTTGGGATATCAAGTTGAAGGGTATTGGGAACAAATGTATGTTTTAGATTAATTTGAAGTTCTTGTGCGATATTTTCAAGGGTTTTTTGTTGAGGATAGGATTGTTTAGCGCAAGAGTGAAGTTCTTTATGAAAGCCGTTAGATTCTGCGAGACCGAGAAGTATAGCGGAGAGAGAGGTTTCATCACGAGTTCCAAGTTCGAGAGCGGAGGAGCATTGGGAGGCGTATCGTTTGAGGTCAGGAAGATGTTCGTTAATATCATTAATGGTATTACATTTATGATGAAATATTTGTTGTAATTGGTTCATAATTTATAATATAAATAATGATAATTTTTGTGATAGGTGCGTTTATATATATTTTGTAGGTGAGAATTAGGGTTTTATGAAGGAGGTATATCGAGTGGAATTATTGGAAGATGGTTATTATCCGGTTAGAGGTTCGATTCATTTAAAATTATTTTATGATTTATCGAAATATTTTCGTGAATATAATTCTCCTTTTCAGGTTTGGTATGTGGAAAATGGTAAAAAGATTCGAGAAATGTTTTTAAGAGATAGTCGTCGTTTAGATTTTATGGGATATATTGGTTATTTTGTGGGAGATGATTTGAGAGCAAAATATGAGAGTCAGGGTTTGAGTTCAATGGGAGTGATGAGAGAGGGTATAATGGTTGGTGGTGGTAAAGGTTTGGAGATATTATATGTGATATTGATGTATTTATTTTACCACAAGGCTGATAATTCATTGATGGAGGGTTATCCATTACGGGGAGAAATGAGAGGTGGTTATGAGGTAGAATCGAGAGTGATACGAGAGAAGATGAGTGATATCCCGATAGGTATTTATATGTTGGGGATACGAGATGGGAGTAAAGAGTTAAGAGGTGTGTTAAAGTTGTCGAGATATGATGCGAGAGAGTCGTGGAATCGTTTGAGTCAATTAGATATAGATCGAGAGCAAGTTGATATGCGTGGTAGTCATTTTGTATATGAGGCGTTAATTTACACTATGTTTAATAATTATAGTAGAGTGGATTCTATTGTGGATAGTCATGTAGTTCGATTGGAATCTGCGGGAATGGTTCGAGTAGATCCATCAAAAAATTCGTTAAGGGTGGTATATGCTGGTTATGATTTAAATATGACACGTCCATTAATTTTGAGATCATTGGGAGCGGGAGAGTTATTTTATTTCATTACAAGACGAAATCCTGATGTGATAATGTTATCACAATATATGCGTTCTTTACGTTCATTAAGAAGGGAAGAGGACAATGAAAATTATGAGGAGATAGTTAATATTTTATTTGATAACATATTTGGAATTTTGAGACATTTATATGATCGATTTCAGTTCATCCATGGAGATCTGCATGGAGAAAATTTGTTGGTTGATTATATGCCTGTGGATTATGTGAGAGACAAGGTAAAGATACAAGAGTATGATGAAGAACCATTAATTGAGTTTTTTGATTTTGATTGGTCTATGTTTTATGGTCGTTTAGATTCATTGTCAATGTTTCATTTTATGAATTCATTAATGAGAACAGATGTGAGTGGTATT